CCGATAATCCGTGGGCAAATCAAAGCTCTCGGTCGAACCATCGCCATTCACAGTCGCAACGGTTTTGAGAACCTGCCAGTCATAGGATTGCGCGATCCGTTCAGCCATTTCGTCAGCAAGTGAGACGAGCTCAATATGTTCGCGTTCTGTTGAGGCCAGTACATCCGTTGGAACGTCAAGCCCCGTCACCTTGCAGACAGCCTGAATGATTGACAGGATCGTCATCTAGGCAGCCCTGTTGTGCTTGGCCAAAGCGCTGTTCAATGCATTGGCACGGCTGACAATGGTGGCATGGCTGCTGAAATGATGTGGTTTGTTGCCGCCATTGGCCACAATCCAATTGGTGATATCCTCGTCTTTCCAGTCATCAAATGGCGATGGCGTATCCCTCCGCAAATCGTCGCCACTGCTAGTTTCCTCTGGGAAATTCTTGCCATTGGTAATAATATCAATCTGCTTTTGAAGGGTCGCCATCCGGTCTCTCAGCGCCGCATTTTCTCCGAATACACGCGTCACACCCGCAGAACCGGCAGCACATTCAAGCCAGGCCTGTGCCTTGTCCTTCAGTTCGCGCGCTCCCATGCCGAGGCGTTGCAGGTTTGCACCGTCGAGCGCCGCCAGCGCTTCGGCCGAATAGACGTTGAGTGCCTGCAGTTCCTTGACCTTGGCCGCATTGAGGAAGGCAAGTTCGCAAAGCGGCGTGCCGCTGCCCTCAAACGCCGTGCCGGCCTTGAATGCCTCAAACGGCGCCTTGTGCAATTGTGCATAGGTCAGGCGCTGGTTGGTTGCCGCATCACGCACCGCGCTTTGCGAATGGGCCGGATTGACCAAAACCGATTTCGGATCACCAGCCACCTGAATTTTGACCATATCAACCTGATCATAAATCGGCCTGCCCTCCTCGGCAGACTTGCGTTTGTTTTCGACGGCATCGGTAAAGAAAGAAACATGCAGGTGCGAAAAATCCATTTCATCAGTCCTTTTGGTGCGCTTGTGAAAACAGCACAGCGCTTGCAAACAATTGCTTTGTCGGAATCAAAAAAGGCGACCCGAAAGCCGCCCTTTGATTGTTCATCCCGCCATTGTCAGGCGGCGGTTTTCTGGATCCAGGCATAGTCGTTGGCTGCCAAAGCAACACCGGTGCGGTTGGTCCAGCTGCCCGCCCCGGCCGCAACGGTCATGGCCGGTTCGCTCAACACAGCCGTGGCATCATCGGCGATCGCGCCGGTTGCCCTGGCGTAGATATAATCATGACCATCATTGCCGCGAACAATTGTGCCGACGGCAAAGGAGGGTGCGGCTTCCACCCGCGTGAAGGCCACGCCGGTCATGTTCTGGTTCACTGAAGTTGCAGTCATCGTTTCACCCTCCTTTAGGCGGCAACATTGCTGTCATGGAGTTTTGCGACATGCAGCGGATTGTTCAGCGTCAGGTTGCCATAAAAACCGATATGCTGGACAATGGCGTCCTGGTTGACTGGGGCCTGCTTGCCGCCGAATTTCACGAAATTACGATCCGGATGGTAACGGAACCGCAATGCTGAACTGTCCAGAAAGTAGGAGGTGTTGGCGGGCATTGCCGAGCCGATACCGCCTTCCAGCACCACATCGACCGATTTGCCGGCGCCATAATACTTCAGGTTGGTAAAGCCCAGTTTCCCCAGTTCGTTTTCATCCTGGATCCGCTGGATCGCCGTCATGGCGCCCGTATAGGCAATGTAATGTTCCTGCGAACAGGTGATGCAATCAGGACCTTTGGTGCCGCGACTGCGTTCAATCATCACATTGTCGAAAATCGTCTTGATCGTCGAGGACGTGACCTGGGTAATGCCGGAAAAGGCACTGTGGGCATCATAGGACGAGGTTCGCCAGATGGCATTGTCGGCCCGTGAAATCCCGCCATAGGTACCCGAACCCGCAGTGGTCGGAATGGCCAGTTGCAGCCCGCCGATCTGATTGGCCGCCGTACCGTCGGCATGAAGATCTTCGACGAAGCGATCGACCAGTTCCTGCTCCGCAGCGCTGATATGCTCCTCCATGATATCCTTGAGCTGGCTGGCACCGGAATTCTTCAAAATGTCCTCTCCCGAAAGCGTGACCGAGACAGCCGCCAGTTTAGGCGTAAATTCTGCATCGTTGAACAATTCAGCAGGGCTTGGGTTGAGATACTGATAGCCGGAGTAACGCGTATAGGTCCCGGATTCATTGTAGAGCAGCCGTTCCCGGATGGTTGGCCCGGAAAAGGCTTTGAAACCGTTTTTCTGCTTCATCAGATAGAGAATGGCATTGGAGTTGGACACAAGGTCCTGATAGCCTTTTGAGCGGTCTTCCAGCGCCAGCGAAAATGCCTCCTGGAGGCGTTCGTTGCTGTTGAGAGCCATCTTTCAATGACCTTTCATGGTTTGACTTGATTACCCGATGCCCAGCGATGCAAAAGCATTATCAAGAGCGTCTCGGGCAGAGGAAGGCGGCTGACGATTGATCGGGTTTGAGCCGGAACCAGGCGCACCTGTTACGGAGAGTTGACCTTTGCGGGTTTGAGCCACATCGGTCGGATTGTCAGCAGGAACAGCAGGCGGCGGCACGGGATTGAGCCGTTCGGCAAGCCGGTATGCGTCCTGAAGATCCTGCGCACGCCCACTTTGCAAAAAGAAAGCCACATCGTCCCCAAGTTCCTGGAAACGTGGATTGGACTGCGCGAATGCGTCGATTTGTGATTGCAAGGTTCTTTGTGTCTGGCTGCTGACCGTTTGACTGACGTCACCAATCTGCTGCTTCAAGCCACTCAGTTCCTCGCGGAGTCCGCGGATGATTGCATCCTGCGGGCTCAACGTCTCGGGCGACAGCGGATCCGGCACCGGGCCAGACTGCAAACCATGGCCCGTTCCAGTTAATCTGGCTGCTACATCAGAAAGCGAGGTACCCAGGTTGCGGCATATGACGTCAAGACCTTGCAAGGGGTCTTTTGCCAGCAGGTCTTCAATGCCGGTATAATAGCCGACCACATCGCCAAATTTTTGCCCCGTCTGTTGCAATTTCTCGGCGAACGGCCTGTATTCTTCGAAAGCCTCGGCATTGCTTCTGTATTTTTGAAGCCCCTCGGTAAGTTCGCGTTCCAACCGGTGTACTTCGGCTCTGACACTTGAGGGTGCTTGCCGCCATTCCTCTTTCGCCTCATCGGAAAACCTGCCTGGCGGTTCATCCTGCGACCTGCACAAACCCTCCGTTTCCTCTTTACCGGAATCAGAGCCCTTTGGGTTGGCGGGTTGGGGTGTTACTTCGCCATCGCCTCCCGATTGATCAACGCTGGCCGGTGTGTTTAAGGACGTCTCGGTTGGAGCGCTACCCCACGCATCCAATTGGTCCGACTGCATTACGCGTGACGTCTCCTGCTGAGCATCAACAGCGGCAAAGGCCCTGTCCACCGCATCTCTGGCCGATGTATCCTCGCCCGTTCGTTGAGATTCCAAGGGTGCGGTTTCAGCCGCAGAATATGTTGCGTCAGTCTCGTGTGTCATTGTTCACCTGTCTGTGAGAATTCTATTCAGGATCCAAACCCTGCCCGGGAAAATGCCTTGGCAACGGAAGCCTTGATATCTTCCCTTTGGACCCTTGGTGGCCTTTTTGCGACCGGGTTCACCACCGAGCTGTCATTGCCCACCTCGACTACACCGGCAATCCTGTAGGTCTCACGCAGTCTGGACTTGCTGTCATAGATGCATCCATCCAGTTGCGACTGCACGGGATCCAGCGTGTCACTGATAAAGTTCGGTGATGACAGGTTCGAGCGGGAGGCATGGGTGCGGGCGAAGCAATCGGGCGGCCAAGCCTCCAGTGCGTGCCAATCTCCACAACCGCGGCAATAGCGCTGTCTCATCCCGCGTTCCCCGTCGAAGACATTTGCTCGGCGATATTGGCAGCGGTCACCGCCTGGATCTTTTCGATCTCGGCCTTGATTCTGGCAATTTCAGCATGGGTTTTCTGCATTTCAATGGCTGCCTTGTCCCTTCCCGGATCAGACGTCGCCTTGCCCGCGGCCTGTTTCATTCTGTCGGCGAAATCATCAATCGAGGCTTCCAATTGGCGGCCTGTGCGAAATGGAGAAACCGCCATTTTCAATACCTCTGCCGCAAAGGGTGCGGAATCCGGATGGCCGGCGATCATTGGCGCCAACTGGCTCAACGCCTGAGAAAGGGCCCCCATGAACTCCGACATGGCAGCCTTGGCTGCAAATTCATCCGGCTGGATGGTTGAATCCGTCTCAATATCAAGCGTAAACGGACGCATCCGCTGGTCACGCAGGAAGCCCAGGACCTTCTCCAGTGTTGCGGCGCCCTGCAACTTGCCGATTTCAACCTGTGCCTGCTGCAACAACGCTTCCGCTTGCTGTTTTGCTGCCGGATTTGCCAAGGTTTCTGCGACCAGTTGCGGATGGGCGGCGGCGGCCTGAATGCGCCCACGGATTTTGGCAATCTGCTGATCAATATAGGCTTGCCTCGGCACACCATCATATTGGGACATGGCCAGCAGAGTTTCCGGCTGAAAATTTTCCGCCATGATCTCCCCGGCAATGCGACTGACATCGCGTGCCAGGCGAACGAGCTCGTATTGCCGGTCGCGCACCCGCACCGAGCCATATTGGCTTTTCAGCTGCTGTGCACCCAGGGTCTCGTTTGGATTGGTCGCGCCGCGCATGATGTCGGAAAGGCCGGTGATCTGGTAAACATCGTCTATCAATTGGCGTCTGAGGCCAATCAATTGCGTAATGACAGCTGCAACCTCATTGACCGGCAACCATACGATAGAGTCCTTCAAGGCAGCACCGCCTAGCGCCACCGTATTGGGCACAGGAATCAGGATCGCGTTGTTGTCGGTCTTCCTGAGCGCAGCCTCTATGGCATCGCTCAATTCCTCGACACCGGCAGAATAGAACCCTTTCATCCGCAGGGCCTCGGCCAGAGCTGAAATGCGTGCGGTCAACTCATTGATCTCTTCGACCTGGTCCTTGTAATAGACAAAGTCAGGGACAGGTTTCAAAGTTCCACGCTCGACGGTGCCATAGACCGGCCGCGGACAGGGGAAGAAATTTTCGAGCGACAAAAACGGATGCTGGATATCCAGCACCTGTTCGATGCCCTGAGATACCCAGGCTACGACACCCCTTCCCCGATCCCAAACCTCCCAGACACTTGCCTTTTGTGTCCCTTCCGTTTGATCATCACGATCGTTTTGCTCCGTCCGGCTGGCGAATACTGCCCTCAACCAATCTGTGCCAAAACGCGCCAGCCCCTGTTCACGGCTTAACCAGGAGCGGCGTGCAACCCAGCCGACCTCACCCCATTTGCGCGCCGTTTCATGGGCAAAATCCTTGCGATCCACATGATCATAGCAAACCTTCTCACCTCTTTGATCCATCTGGTAACGCACCCATAGAACGCCACGCGCATTGGTTGCCAGGTCGTTGCGCACCAGGCGCATTGTTGCGTCAATGTCTTCTGCATCAAAAGATGTCGTCAGCGACCGCTCGAGAATTTCGCTGGCGTGGCGTGGCAATTCCTTTCGATCCTTGAAGCGACTGGAGACAATTGGCACCGGTGCGCGGGCATAGATCGACGGCTTGAGCACCTCCATATTGGACCAGAATATCTGGAATTCCCTCTGCGCATTGCTGGACGCCGATTTCTCCAGATCTGCGTAGAGAGTGTCGACCCTGTCGCAGACCTCATGGAACCTGGCCATGGACTTCTCGTGGCTTGCAATGGCATCAAGCCACGGCTTGGAAGCCCGCATTTCTGCAAATACATCCACAGGCAATTCTGCCGGTGCCGATACAATATCCATATGTCAAAGCCTTATGCGGGTTATGTTTGCAGGACGGGGTGGCCCCTCAAGAACCACCTGACTGATTTGCGGGGCACTCTTGGGCACAGGCTTCGCCTTTGCCCTGACCACCTGACAATTGATGGCATATTCACCCAGGGCGTCCGCGCCATGGCTGTTTATGTCGTGCATAGGGGTCGAATAGGACTGCATGCTGTCATTCCATTTGCGCGCATATCTGCGCAACCGCGCCAATCCGACCTGTACCCGTTGGGTATTGTTGAAATGCATTATCGGCAGCAATCTGCGCACGGCATTGATCCGATCTGCCGGATTGGCTGCAACTCCAATATGCAAGGGTTTGACACCGAACCCCATGAGTGTCAGCGAACGCTGTTTACCACCAGCGCCCCATTCCCGGACTTTGACGTCATGGGGCAGAAAATGTTTGCCGTAGCGAAATGGTCTTGTTCTGCCAATTTCAACCATCTGGGCGGCGGCTTCACCAGTATCCGGGTTGAGCTCAGGCAGCGCCTGCCTGACGATCTGTTCGGCGCCTTCATTGCTGACCTCAAAATAGTCTATGGCAAAGACTTCGCGTCCATTGTCCTGGAGGAACCATATGGCGGTGTAATCATCAACGCCCAAATCCCAGGCCGTCAAGACCGGCAGAGCAGGCCTGTGAGGAAAGACGCCTATTCGTCCGTCTCGTTCTGCAGCATGCAAAAGCTTGGCGTAATAGGCACCCTCGGTAATGATCTCGTAGCCGCCGCCCCAGACATGTTCGGCCATTTCCGGGTCTGACGCATAATCGTCATCCTTCTCCTGCCTCAGGACATCCGGCAGCCAGGGATTGTCATTCCAGTTAACCTAGATGGCCATACCATCCGTCATCGTCCGGCCACCGCGAAAGAACCGGTCGACAGCATCGCTGTCATGGCGCGGGTTCCAGGAAAACCAGAGCTGCGAGCCCTCTTTACGGATCGTTGGCCGAAGCAATTTGAGTGAGTGCGCCGACAATGTTTGCGCTTCCTCAACCCAGGCGATATCGAAACCCTCGAGCGATTTGATATTCTCGGCATTGTAGGACTGCATACCCCTGAAAATGATCAGGGATCCGTTCTTGCCGCGAATTTCGGTTTCCAGAACATCGTAAAACCAGCCAAGGCCAAGCTTGCCGATCTTGTCTTTCAGCAATTGGCGAACGGATTCCTTCAGGCTGTTTTGAACCTCGCGAATGCAGGCCGCCCTGGTTGGCCCGCCGTAACATCGCGCCAACAGCATTTCCGCAAAGAAATGTGACTTTGCGCCGCCTCGCCCGCCATAGGCACCCTTGTAGCGCAGATCCTTCAAAAGCGGCGCAAGCGCTCTTGGAACACCAATCGATAAGGTGTCACTCCTTCGGGTCGACAATGGCAAACTCTATGCGTGTCTTGATGGGGCCATGGTCGACACCCGTCACCTGCATCGGCAGCACCTTGCCAATCAGGGTGGCGAAAGTTCTCGGCTCTTCGGTTGCCAGGAAGCGGCAATAACCAACCAGGCCATCCGTGCCCTGTTTGTCGCTCCCGGCCATGTGCGCGGCTTCAATCAGCGCATCCTTCAATAGAACCGTTGATTTATCCGGCCCTTTCTTTCCTCGGCGTCCCGAAGTCCGGGTCGTCGATCTCGTTACAGGATTGGACATAGTTTTTCCCCGGCTGTCTGACCAACGGACGGAACACTGTTGGAACAAGATAGCCTTGCCCACCTGACTGGCGTGCTGGTGCCGAGAGCACACCGGGAATTTGTCCCTGGCCTCTCAAACGATACAGCACCGCGTCAGTCACACTGATGTTATGTTATGTGGAATGACTGCACTTATAGGGAATTTTCGGACAGCACACTATGCCACTTACAGACTGCAACAGTGCCTTGCAGCCTATATTCTGCATAAATCATTGATTTAATAAAATCATACAGCTTCTATTTTACCGAGGAATGCGTCATCCATGGGCAAATTACCTGACGCGCCCATGGTTCCATTCCGCCGATACGCTGCGAAAACAGTAGAAAAAATGTTGACGGCTAACCGCGAGCAGCACCAACCATATAGCGACGCGCCTCCGAATCCGGCAATGCTTCTCGTGCATAGCCGAATGTTCCCTGCTCACGGACTTCGGAAGCAGCGCGGATAAACCCGCCAAGCGCCGCACGCGCGAATGATCCGCCGACACTGATGCGTTTGACACCGGCTTCGGCAAGTTGCGATACCGACCACGATGGTCCACTCAGACCCATCACCACATTCACCGGTTTTATCAGTGATGCGCATAGGGTTCTGATGGCGTCGAGATCTGGCAGCCCCGGTGCATAAAGAACATCTGCACCGGCATCCTCAAAAGCCTTCAAGCGATTGATCGTATCGTCCAGATCACGACGACCGTGCAGGAAATTCTCGCAGCGGGCAGTCAGCAGAAAAGGCAATTGCCTGCTGGCTTCTGCAGCGGCTGCGACACGCTCGACGGCCAGTTGGAAATCATGGATGGGCGCATCGGATCGGCCGGTGGCATCTTCAATGGATCCACCGACAAGACCAATACGGGCAGCCAGCTGAATGGTGCGGACACAATCTTCCGGGCGATCACCAAAGCCGTTCTCCAGATCGGCCGATACCGGCAAATTGCAGGATTCTACAATCTCGCTGGCATTTGCCAGAATATCGTCGCGGCTGATCTCTCCTTGTGAATCACAGCGACCAAGGGAAAATGCCAATCCCGCGGACGTTGTTGCCAGCGCTTCATAGCCAAGGCTTTGCAGGATCATCGCTGAACCGGCATTCCAGGGGTTTGGAATGACAAAGGCGCCGGCTTGTTGATGAAGATCACAAAATCGCTGATATTTTTTTGTCTGCGCATCCATGCTCAATCTCCGGTTCCGATTCCAGTTCGGAACATATCACGAACAATTGGATCATTGAAAGCCGCTTCGCAAATTGATCTTCTACACCCCGACTGTTTTGGAGGCTTATTAAAGATTGTTTGCCTCGTTGCCCCTGATAGGCAAATCTTTCTCTTGCGGCTTCATTTACTGACGGATTGTATCTCTCAACGCTTCAGACAGGGTTGGCAGACCATTGTGCCTTGCCCTTTGGTTGTGCAATGAACAGAACCCTATTGCCGATTCTATTTTGACTTTCGAGCAGCCTTGGCATCTTCCGCAAATTGACCCGTTTGAGACAACAATATCGCCAGTGGACGCGTGGTGGCGAATGCCGCGAATATGATGACCACGACAGATGTCATCGGCACTGCCAGTATGGCTCCGGCAATGCCCCACAGCGCATACCAGACAGTCAGCGATATCAGCACAACAAAAGGGCTCAAATTCATGGAGCGACCCAGCAACCGTGGCTCCACCACTCCGCCCATGAACATTTGTGATGCCGTCAGGCTGATCAGAACGATCAGGATCGCCTCGATCGATCCGAATTGCGCGGCAGTCAGCAGGACAGGAAAGGCAACACCAACCATGGAGCCCACATAGGGTATATAATTCAGCACGCCGATGAGAACGGCAAAAAACCCGGCAAAGTCCACACCAATCAGCCACATGCATGCATAGCTGATCAGCCCTAAAAGCACGTTGACCAGGGTCTTGACTGTCAAATAATCGCCGATCCGCCGATTGATTTTTTCCACCATGTCCATGACACGCTTTGCGCCATCACGGGACGTGGATGCCATGACAATCTTGCGACTGAAATGAAGCCGTTCGGCCATCAGAAAGCTGGCATATAAAAACACCACGAAGACCTGACCTGCGAGACTGGATACCGAAGTAACTGTCGTACTCACGACTTTCTGCAGGTCGATGTCGCTTAATACGAGATTGCGAATCGTTCCCCATGAGGGTTCATCGTCAATACCCAGCATCTTGGCAATTTCGCTGACAAAGCCCAGCAGCGTTTCCTGATAACGCGGGGCGAGCGCGACAACCTGCTGTATGTTGGCTGCAAAGAGAAAAACCAGCAGGGTCACCAGCAAGATGAAGACCAGAAATGCAATCACATGCCTGAGCCATACGGGTATCAGAGCGCCGATCACTGGCACCTTTCCCAGACTATTGGCAGCCGTGCTGAGTACGTAGACAGAAATGATGCCGGAAATTACGGGAATGAAAATGGGTTTGCCTATGCGCAGGACAAAACCCACCATGATGGCAAATGCCAAGCCATAGACCATTTTCTGAAAACGACTATTCATGGATCACGACCAGCCCTGCGGTTTATCCCATTGTGTTTCACTCTGGATTAGACCGGCAAAACCAACCCGAAACAAGCGCTATATTTCGAAGCACCTCAAGCGGTGGCAACATCGAAATGAGGAACCAACTCTTCATCAACAGTTGTAACTTGACAATCTGGCGACACCGTTTGCAGCGTGCAGCATCCGGCATATAATGGAATGCAGCGCAATTGTTGCCGGATTGAACCGACCGCAAGTTTTGTTGCCCCTGGATAGGCTGCATGACTTATACCAAAGATCGATGATTATGACCCATCTGATAAGCCCAGCCTGTCCGTCGGCCAGGCGCGCCGCGCGGCGCGGCCTGGTTGGCAGGGCAAGCGACGCAACGCCGTCCGACGGACAGGCTGGACTCGCCGAAGGCCGGTTCGGGAAGCTCTCCGGATGGCGGCGCGCGTCGTGACCGATACCCCGTATCGCCACCCCATGCATATCATGGTCACACGCTTCTTGCCGGAAAACCTCCCGAACCGGTCAGATGGGTCATAATCATGGATCTTTGGTATTACATCCACCGCCATTGGAGCGGCGAGCAATCGCTCTTTCTATCCTTCTGGGTCAACTTTGTCGGTCTGCGCCTGTTGATCTGGTTCATACCCCTCCAGCCAACACTGCTTAACCTGACACTCCTTAACCCGCTACCGCTGGCTATAAGCCTCGGTCTGATGGCCACAGATCTTCTTGTGTTCATCTGGCAGACCGTCGGCCTCATTCGATGCGGAGAAAAGCATGTCGCCAATCAGGGAGGGATGGCGCTGGTATGGGGCACCTATGCGGCGATAATCGTCGCCTTTTTTGCTGTCGGTACCCAGTGGATGGCATTGTATCAATTGACGATGCAACCCGCTCAAACCGAGCTTTTCACGACCCGCATGGATCGTCTCCATGCGTCCCGGTACACTTTGTCAATTTCCGATGACGGACACACTATGCACTTCAACGGAACCATATCGCTGGGTTCCAGCAAAGCATTGCGAAGATCACTCAAATTCAACCCAAGTGTCACAGAATTGATATTGCGAAGCAACGGCGGGAATATTTACGAAGCGCGCGGTATGGCCGCCATGATCATGCAACGTCAATTGAACACCCACACAGAACAGGAATGCAGTTCAGCCTGTACCATCGTATTCATGGCTGGTTTGAAAAGAACACTTGGCCAAACGGGCAAATTGGGATTTCACGGTTACCGGCTCGAAACCGATACTTTCATTCCCAACGTCGATATCGCCAAGGAACAGGAAAAGGACCGGCAGTTTTTTTTGGCAAGGCAGATTTCCGCCCCATTTCTGGATCGTATCTACAATGAGACCTATAGCTCAATATGGTACCCGGACCGCAGACAGCTTATTGACGCCGGTATTATCGGCCCGCTCTGAGAGTCGGTCCGGAAAGTTATTCATTTTGAACAGAGCCTTCGCAGCATGAGGCGGATAGACGCGAGTTTGAGAAAGGCGAGCGCGTTGCGCGAAAGGTTCTCGAAGTCCTTTGCCAGCCTGCGGCAT